CAGACGTAGGTTTATTTGTACCATACGCATGACTACCACCAAATGTTGCAAACAGCATCGACCCCCCAAGATGAGGGTTGGTCTGAATGAATTGATATTCCGGGCGGCTCAAGACTTCCTGAATATTCATGTTAAGTTTCCTTTCATTATGTTATTCTATACCAAAACTCGACAGCATTTTATTTTCTTTTAATTCTTGATTGTTTTCATTCATGTATTCAAAAAATGCTTCTTCAAACTTCTTAGCCCACATATCGCCATCTTCGTAAGAGTCAACTTCACTCACAGACAACCATGTGTATCCACTAAAAATAGTAACATTGCCAATTTTACCAACAGAAAGATTATAAGTATATCCACCAAGTTTTTTATTACGGCGGTAAATACATCTGTATCAATGAAATATCTTAACACATATCTTGAATAGAATTTTTCGATTGGATTATTTCTTCTTTCGATAAGCGTAAGATAATTTGTAATTGGTTGTTTCATTTTCTATCCTCCCAAGGCTGCTTTTTCCGATAGACAGTTTGTTGCTCTGCAATATATCCTTCTTCAACATGATAGTCCATAGACATTTCCGCAACATCATCAACCTTCTGCTTGATTTCATCTTCCGTTGCATTATCGTCTACGTAAAACTCAAAATCGTAACATCCCAAAGCACGAACGCTTATATATCCAGTAACCTTTTTCATAAAATTTCCTTTCTAAGCAATCTGCTTAATTGAAATATTTGTAACAAAAAATGCACCATCTTTTTTTAGCTTTTCGATTGCAAATTGTCTGGCCTTTCTTTCAGTATTTGCTTTTACAATTACAGTCTTATATCTTGAAGCATCCATATTAATTTCTGCTGTTATTTCCCACTGTTTAATCATTATTCCACTCCCTAAATCCATTTATATATTTACCATTTTCCTGAACATGACTTAACCGCAATGCAGAAACAATAGCTTCAGTATCAATGTCCATCTTTCCATCACGTTCCGCATATTTCTTTTGTTGCTCTGGAAAAACGTCTTTGAAGTTTTCCTGCTGTCGCTTTGCATCAAAGTATTGCCACACATCAAAAGCTGGTTTATCCGCAGTTTTTAAATAATCCACAAAAGCATCACGAGTTATCCGTACCAGTTCACTATCAGAATAATGTTCCTTTGGTGTTCCAGTATATTCAGAAAGAAAATTAATGATGGATTCTTTTGCAGATTTTCCACTATGTTTAACAGCATAGATAAGTCCAAGCGTTAAATTATCCATATGTAACTCCCTTATGCCATCTGGTATTCGCCACGAACCAATTTACGCTGCCATCCATCACCAACATCAACATAAATTGTTCCGGGATCATTCTTTACCAGTTCACATACTTTATAAATTTTTCCAAATTCCATTCTATTCCATGAATCAGATTTAAGCAAACACTGAACTTTGTCGCCTATTTGTGGATTAAGATTAGCAAATGGACTATAACAGTCTGGACATAATAGCCTTTCTCCTATCTGTTTCCATCCATTCATTCGCAGATCAGTCCAACCACGCTTATTTTTGACAACCTTATCACATCCGCTGCACGTACATTCAAAGTATCTGACTTCTTTTATATTATCCATAGCTTTTCAATACCTCGCCTAATTAATTTTCTACCTTTGATTATAATTGATTATATCGTTATTGTCAAGACTTATCTTTCAAGTTTTCCACATATTCTCTGGCCTCCCTCAAAGTACATCCATAACGATCCCGATACAATTTCACCGCAAGAATCGGACGACTCTGCGCCAGTTTTTCCACTTGCATATCATACTCCGGGATTAACTGTTTAATAGTTTTCCCCAACAAAGAATACAACCACTTCAAAAATTCCTGCTCATGCCTATACGTATTATGATAACCATGCGTCACATAGAATGCCATATCAACTTCATGCCGAGTAACAATATGATCGTCCATCAAAACATAGAAGATTTCGTCATTCATATTACTTTTCCTTTCTGGCCTTTGCCAATTCTCTTTGTTTCCAGTATTCATGCTGTTCATTCTTTTGCAAATGCCAACACTGTTTTCCAAGACAGCCTTTACGTTTCATTTCTTTTACGGTTAGTGATCCACAATGAAGGGCGCAGTAGGCTACTGGATTCTTTGGCCTACCACCAAAAATTGTCTTTTCCATTTTCAAACCTCGTATTCATCTTTCTTTTCAATCAAAGCAATCATAGACTTTACTACTGCATTAATTTCCTGCAAGGTTCCATACCACAATTCCATACCATTCAAAATCAACTGGTACAAACCACTTTCCTTACTATTAGCGCATTCATTCAGGCAAAGACGATGATAAAACCCACCATCTTTAATTCGCTGCCAATGTTCACAATCTCTTTTAATAGTATCAATCAGATTGGTATTCATTTCAAATTCTCCTTATCATATGTAATTTCATCTTTGCTTATGGGTAACAATTCCATTCGCATACCTTGATCGTTAGGAATATCAACAAACTTTCCATAACAATCTGCATTATATGGATTTCTGTCAAGATACCAAAGGCCAAAGAAAACCCCAAAACATTTCTGCTCCCTATGCCACAAAACTATACCATCGTAATGTTTTCCTTTTACTTTAATATAATCGCCAGTCTTAATCTCGTTTCCTTCACAATCTAAAAGACCAGTTAATATTCCAATCCGTTCATTTTTACTATGTCTAACCTGATAACGCTTTCTACGTTCCATTACGCCACCTTCTTAATCTCCATATAACATCCTTTATAAGCCTTACTCCCACGCTGCCGCATATCATAACCCATATTAAACGGAATACGAATTACTCCTTCTGCCTTCAACTTTTCCAGCAATTCTTCAATATCTACATATCCCTGTGCAAATCCCGGAACAGAAATATCATCCACTCTATCTAATTCACAAAGACGATCCCGATATTTAATCTTGTTCTTTTTCTGGTCAAACCACTTTTCCCAATGCTGATTTCCACAATGATAATGTGCGTGTTTGAAAAATAACTCAATCCTCCAACGAACTTCCTGAAGGCTATGTTCTGTACTTTTCCAGCCATTAATAGCCATCATAAAATCATTAATTGTTCCCGGCTCCCAATTCTTTTTGCTACAAGGAAAATGCGTGAAGTTGTCCGTGTTAATTAATACCTTATAAGTTGCCATTATAATTTTCCTTTCTCCGCTATGCGGTTTACTTTATTATTGATATTGTGTATCATATTTTTCGTCTAACTCAATAGCTGTATCTAAAAATACTTTCATGTAAACACTCAATCTACAGTTCGTGTAAACTGACTTAATCAATTCCAATGCAACATTTCTTAATTCATCATTTAACATATTATTGCAACAATCTTTAATTTCGTCCATATGTTGATCCACATTTCCGGCCTTTAATATTTCTGTAAAAATTGCCATAGCTTTAATACTATCCACTGTGATTTCCTCCTCTATTTTGAAATTTCATATACTTCAATATAAGCATGAAGCCCTTTGCATTCTTTATTTTCCTGCTCTACACGCTTTTCCGCTTTCTTTTATGATTTATACACAGCAATGATATGATGATCGTCTACACAACCGCCACAAACAATATATACTTGCATTTTAAACCTCCTATATTTTGTGTTCTGCAATTTTCCGCAACTTACCTTTCTTATAAAGAAAGACATTAATGTTTCCAATATGCTTTAATTCTTCCAGTGCTGCAATAATCCGTTCTGTACGCTTTTGTTCAAACAAACTACGCTGTGCTGGATATTTAGGTTGATATATGTACATTAAACCGCCAACTCTATCTTGATATACAATACTGGTCACTTTTCCAATTCCTCCCTTATAGGCAATAATGACATACCAACCTTTTCATTTCTTATTTTATTTAATGTGCGTCGTGCTTGATCTAATTTCAAACCTAATGGAGAATAAGGGCTTACTTTATTTCTCCGCTCCGTCAAAATACAAATCGCAAAATCTAAATCGTTCATTTCTTCAAGTTGTTTTTTCGTCCATCTATCCATTTTTACTTTGTCCTTTCTGGCATTACTGCCTATACTCCATAATCAATACAATCCAGAATTTCCTTTAAAATAACAATCTTATGATATTGTTCTTTTGTGTAATTTTTGTTGTGACTTTCCAGCCAATCCACAAGTCCGCTTATGTAAGAATAAATATCGCTCCAATCTTCAAAACTCCAACCTTGCTCTGCCAACTTTTCATGATTAATACCTAATTTGATACGATCCATTTTTCCAGTCTCCTTATTTAATGTGCCTCACCATAGTAAATGTCTGGTCTACTGGTTACGTTATAAATCCAACTGCCACAACGAACAAGTAATGCGTCCTCACCATAGTATTTTTTCTTCATTCCCGCAATACTGCCTGTCACACTGAAATTCGGAAAACTGCTCAAATTAAGACGCTGCTTGTCTTTGACATAAACCGTTTTAACTCGCATTTTCATTATCCTCCATATCCATCAAATACATATCCGTCATACAATGCGGACAGCCTCTAAATGTCTCACCTCCGGGCTTTGTAAATTTTCCAACCTCCAATATTTTTGTTTCCCCGTTTTCCCATTCAATAAGAATAGGTATATCTTCTTCATTCATAAATATTTTTCCGCAATTATTACATCTAATCATCTTAATTCTCCTTCATAAATAATCTGCTACAGCAAATGGAACTATTAAATCTTGTACATAATTTCCATCTGCATTCAGTAAGATATATCGTGTTCCACCAAACATCATATTTTCAATGGCAATAATTTTCCCATTTTGATTTTGATAAATAATCTTTTCTTTATTAGATATTTTTCGCATTGTTTAATTCCTTTCTCCCCGTATAGCCGATAGGTCAGCTTTTCCGCTATAGCTTACTCCTGCTTTTCTCCATCTGTAATAGTAAGCTGCTCACCAGATTCATCATGATTTTCCGCTTCGCCATCATTCAACGGCTCCTGATCCTGTACTGCATTCTGATCCTCTACGTTATTTTCCTCCCGCACCTTTACACCAGCCAATTCCCGCATAATCCGCTGCCGTGTCTGAACTGCTCCGGGCTTCGCACTACCACTACCGACAGTCTTGTTATAATCATCGGAAGTAGAAGGATTTCCGCTAAAGAACGTCCGCAACGTCTGGTTAATCTCGTCCTGCGTCTTTTCCTCCTGTACTGCCAGATAGCAATAGTAAGCACAGCTTACAAAATGCGTCCGTGTCTTTACTGCCCGAAGGATTTTCTTATCATCGGTAGGATCAAGACTCTCAAGGAATGCGCTGTAAGCGTCAAGGCCAGACTGGATTTTTCCGATAGTATCATCGTCAGTCTGTACAGACTTTGCCCATTCACGGAAAGATTTGGTGGAGAAGTCCGGGTTTTCCACAGTTGCCATATGATAAAGCTGCATTGCAATGTTTTCATCGGTAAACCGCTTTTTGCCCGCTGCTGTAACAACATTCTGGATAGCGTCATGCCCTGCAAGCTGCTGGAACACTACCAGACAAGGCGTATTTACTCTGGTCAACTCAACCGCCGTCAAGGGCTTACCATTATTCAACCGCCTGAAGAACTCCCTGATCTCCTGCTCCGTCATATCTTCATAGTAGTAAATCGTAAGGGAATACTCGTTAATCCGATCCTGTACCCATTCGGGCAACTGGCTAAACGTCATTCCGCTAATGTCCTCCACGTTTCCATCATCATCAAAAACAGGAGGCGTATTGGTGGAAAGTGCAAACTCGTCACTGATAAACTCACAGATTGCATTACTCCGCTGCTTTCCATCCAGACTGTCATAAATCTTATTCTCGTCACGTGTGAAATACATAGCGGGGATTGCATAGCCGTAAATCATACTGTGAATAAGGAGGGACTTCTTTTCCACGTCCCACACAAGGCCACGCTGCACCGCATTGTCAAAGTTGACGTTTCCACGCTTCATCTGATTAACAAGAGTCTTTGCTGTCCACTGTACATTAAGTCTATTCATTGTAATATTCTCCTTTATAATTGTTAATTTTGGTTTGTAGTTACTTGTGATTTTTCCGCTTGCGCAAATTGCTATTAATAATTTCTTGCAATCTTACTTTCTTTCCTTTTCTCAAATGTGTTTCACCTTTTTTGATCCGTGTACCTTTTCCAGCGTCTAAAATCTGTTGCACCATTCCATTTTCTTTTGCGTGTTTCCGCATTATGTTAGAATAGTTTTGTTCTGTAGTTCTTGCACTATGACATAATCCGAAACGCTCTTTGTATTCATCAATGGTCATTCCGTGACTTTCCCGTACATGACTTCCTAATCGCACAAAGGATTTTCCGCAAATGTGACATATGATTTTTCCCCGATTGTCATAAGCGATTGTTCCCGCTGCTGGAATGTCATGTATCTTTCCACCATTTTTGAAATACTTGTAACAACCCTGACACAATCCTCCATAACGCTTGTTTGAAATGATTTTTCCGCATTGTGAACATTTCACTTTAATCAATCCTCTTCATAATAATCTGACAGTTTTACAAAATACCTCCCTGCATAAAAGAATGATTTTTTGTGGTCACTTTCCATACAAACTTCAATACAAGGAATACCACAAATAATGTACGTCACGTTTCCACCATCCTTTATTGAGTATGTCGTTATTTGCTTACACAATTACCTCCAGCGGACTCCCATATATGAAACGATAGGATCATCAATCCACAATAGATAAATGTTGACGGGAAAATTTCTTCCCACGGTGCGCCACAATCTGAAGCACCAGCTTTTCCTAAAATCAAGAAAAAGAATATTGCCGTTGCCCAACCTGAAATAGTCCGTACAATCTTTTCTACCTTGTCTATCTTTTCTGATCTCCGCTCAAGTTCTGCCCATTCTTTATCTATGTAGTTCACATTTCTACCTCCATTAATACATAGGCCACTTGATATTCTTTAAGGCTGCTTGTTTTTCCCGCTTGCCGTTTTCTGTCAAACAATCATCCTCCATAAAAGCGGCAACTTCACCAAAAGATACTTCGGGGATCATGTCGGCTAACCACTGGACAAACTGATCCTTGCTAACTTGTTCATGCTTGTGTCCATAGTTAATCAAATTTTCCACAATCTGACGCAACATACAGTTTTCCATGCCATTAAATTCCTGCTCCAGATAGGCCATAAACTTTTCCGCATTAAAACCCTTTTCCATTATTGTACCTCCACTTCAATATCATCATCTTTTAAAATTTCATTTATATAATTGACACGATCTTGTGATCCGCTCTCTTTTGCCATAAACATAGCAAATTCAATCATTCTTCCTAATGCGTCTTGTAAAGAAGCAATGTCCTTTGTTTTTACATAATAAGTTTCCATTTCAGTTTTCCCTTCTACCGTATGGCCTTATTTTTCCGCAATGGTCAAGCTACTTTGTATATAGGAACACTAACCGATCCAGCATACTTGTAAAGAATAATATCTTCAGGATTTTCCACTCCCACGGCCTCCGCTAACTCCTTTTTAATGCCTTCATCATTCCACGACACACAATAGTAAGCGCAACCATCAATTTCTTCCGGGTTTGTCGGCTCTGTATCACCATCATGGACAATCCATTCCGATCCATTATTGAAGTACATTACTTCAAAGGATTCAAGACTTTCCTTTGTCCAATACTGGATAGGATAATATACGGTATTCCATTCTCCCTGACAACAACCGTGGATTTGCTTATAGTCCCATTCTTCTCCTGTTACAATAGAAAGAACTTCAACCAAAATTTGATCCTCTCTACTGCTACTACATTCGCTATACTCCAAAACAAGCCGCTTCAGTTTTCCGATCTGCTGTTTGTTGTAGGTTTTTCCGCCGTCATGGTACAACCAATTATTGATTGCTTCTGTAACAGTATCATAACTTGCATACATACTTTTCTTTGCAATGTATTCAAATTCCGTTGCCAGTTCTCCAGCGTCAAGACATTCCTTTACCCTGTCAAAAACGCTGCTTGTGCGGCTCTGGTAGTCCTTATTTCCGCATATATTGATATACTCTGTACTATATGTATCATCATCAAAAATCCTGCTATCCTGAAATTCCGGCTCAATCTGTCTTGCATAGATTTTCATTGTATTAGCCTCCTTATTTTTCCGCATGAAATACCTTCATTGTGATTTTTCCGCTTGCGTCATGCTCTAATGAATTAAGAGGACTATCAATAGATATATAATCTTCTCCATTATTAAGAAGAATTTCCTCTTGCCGCAACATAACGCTTTTGAAATTTCCGCTAACTGCTAACTTCTTCTGTTGCTTTTCCGCATTTTTGCGCCGTTTGTATTCTTTATGAAATGTTGCCCAACCTCCACCCATAGGAAAACCAATTACACTATAGACAATCATTATTTTCCTCCGTATCGTCAAATATGATTTTCCCAATTTTTCCGTTTTCACACTTGATTTTGATAACAGTTTTTCCGCATTCTGTAACAACGTCATAATTAATATTATCGTATTCCAGATTAGAAAGAATGTTATTAAATACTTCTTGAAACATTATGTATCCTCCTTACTTTCCCTGTCCGCTCTCTTGTTAGAAAGACATTTTTCCGCATTTTCCAATTTTAACAGTATTGTTAATATGTCTGGAGGTATTGACAATAATTTTCCGCAACTCCACTCTTGCAATGCTTTTTTAGCGAATATTATTTCATTTTGGGTAAATTCAATTTTCATAATTCAACCTCTTATTTAACAAGGAATAGCGGCAAAAAGCGGTTCATTTGTGCGCCTATCTTGCAATTCATAAATATCACCGTCATAAACAACCGCCATCCTTCCACGCTTGCACACGATCCCCAACTTGTGAAGGGCATATAGAAAAGCCCGCTTTTGATCTGCTGCTCTTGTCTGAAATTCGCCTACTTTTATAGAGTTATTCCACGTCCAACCGCCTTCGGCCTCTGCCCATGCGTCAATCTGTCTAATCTCAAACTTTACCATTTTTCCAGCCTCCCTATTAAAGATCAAGAATTACATTTTTGTTTTGTTTAATCTGACAACCTTTAAAAAGCGTATGTCCTGAAAAATCCCTTGTATCGCTATGTGCCATATATCCTAATTGACAACCGCCTTCCATCCCTCTTTCATTATGGCATGAATAAGGCTGCTGATAGAACATAGGACATTCTTTGCAATGGTTAGGGTATCTTTCAATATGTAAAACCATTTCAATTTCATGTTTAATCATTTTTCCAGCCTCCATTTTTAGTCATAGATAAAATTTTCTCTGCTGATATATTCTCCCGCTGCATAATCTTGATCCGTATAACCAGAATACCACGTTAAATCGCCGTGTTTTTCCTGTAGGTCAATCAGCCGTTGCATACAATCTTCTTCATCATTCCCGCCCACGGTAACAGAAAAACCGTCTTTATATTCTCCGCATATTCTCCACGGCTCAAAAATGCTGCTTTCAATATCAGAAATGGTATTGTTATAAATCATGATTTTTCCTCCACAACTTTTTCAAGTCTAAAGATATGATTTTCACTTTTGATTGTTTCTCCATTTTGGATTTTAACAAGAATACACATATACTCCGACAGTGTTTCCGCTTGACGGGGAAAATTAATTGCATTCGCTTTAATGATAGCTTGAAGGTATTCATACGCTTCAGATACACAAGTTGCCGTTGCGGAAAATTCCACTCTACAAACTTTATATGTAATTTTAATCTTCATTTTTCCGTCCTCCAATTTATTGTGGCCTGTAGTTTGTTGACATACCTAACCGCCATTTGTCCTTCTCGCCGTTATAAAAGCGATCCGCTAAATCTTCAAGAGACTTTTCCGCATTAATCAATGCTTTATAATCAGCTAATACCATATCATTAGTATAATTAGTATATTGATTATAGCTAATTGCTAATCTAAATTCTTCGCCTCCTTTAATCCAATAACCGTCTGATCTTTCCGCTATGGGATAGGCCGCTATAGTTAAACCATACAAGTTGGGAAATTTAGGTGTATTGTTTTCTCTCCAGTCCTCAAGTTGAATGTGTACGCCATTTTTCAAAATGGCCTTTTCTAAAATTTTCATTTTTCCGCTCCCTTTTATCGTCTGGCAAAATGCGCCGTTATTTTGTCCTCTGGTTTAACTGTCACGGTATAGTCTGGAATGCTGGCAACTATTACGGTTTGTTTTTCCCGTAGTGCTGCTATAGCCTCTTTACACGTTCTATATGCGCTTGTGCTATAGGCATATACGCCATTAATAGCAACGTCAATTTTCCGATAGGTTTTGAATGCGTACACTTCAAACCGCCTCCTTCTCCATTTGAAAACGTGCGCCAAAACAGAAATATGTTTCAGTCTTTTTTATATTGACGGGATCAACGCACATTTGCGGCACGTTCAATTTTTCCACTTCTTTTCCCGTCAATAATTCATTAGCTATTAAATTATAGCCGTTAGGGATTCTATAACCGTTTCTATAACCACGATCCCCACACTTTTTATACAGAGTTTTCCCGTCATACTCTGGCTTCACCTGATAATATGTCATTGTTTTATTCTCCTTTTATTAAACCGCTTTCCCCGCTTTTACGTCATTTCTCCACTTTGTTACTTCATCAATAACAGGTTGAAGGGCTTCTTCAATGGTATAACCATATTTTGCAAGGTACTTTTTTAGCTGCTGACTTGTGCAAGAAAATTTCTTGTTTCCTGTCTCATTTTCGATATAGTCATTAGTCATAATTACAAACGCTTCCCATACAAGGGAACGGATCGAACGGCGGGAATTTTCAAGATTTACAGTCAACAGACTTTTCCCGTTTCCGCCGTTTGTGTGACGCTGGACAATATCGAATTGATCCCGTACACTATCCCGAAAATAACCGATATTCAAGCGCATATTTCCAGTATTAAGGAAGTAACTGTCAAGCGTGTTAAAAGTCAAATTCTGGTTTGTCATGATAAAACCTCCTGATTTTTCCGTTTAGTTTATAGCTTCATGGAATAGGGCTTTTTGTTGCGGAAAACCCTTTAGAAAACCGCCTATTTTATCCCTTTTTCTTTTTGGTCAACCGCTGAACAAATTCTTCAATCAAGGCTTCGAGTTGATCCCGTTGCTGCTCCCATTTCAGGGAATAATTACGTAAAATTTTATATGCTTTTTGATCGTATTCGTGACAAAGGTTATAATCAGTTTTGCGCCCTATGGGGGAATAGCCTGTGGAAATAATCACGTTTCCTAAACTGTAATAATCACAAGCCCAACCTTCGGCCCTTGTGCTATAGGCAAACGGATCACGGAAACGCAAAAGATTTTGAAGATTGCAATAACTGACACAATAAACCGGATCGCCCATTTCCCGGATCGCCTTTTTTGTCGTTTTGTATTTCATGATTTACCTTCACTTTCTCCCCGTTATGCCGATAGGCCAGCTACTTTTATTGTTGATTATATCGTTATACACGCATAACTTGATCTAAATAAATCCGCTTGCCATTAGCCCGGAAATATGCCCTTCCTGCTGCCGTGTCGTTGATTTTTGCCTTGTGCCATTTTTGCGGCTCCGTGTCAATGATAGAAAACCGCCAGAGGATAAAAGGATCATAACCTTCTTCAATGTGTACTTCGATCCCGCCAGTGTTAAACAGGCTATAAACGCCGTGAACGTCAATATTTTTCGTTTTCATTATTTGGCCTCCTTCGCCCAATTTGCAACGGCCTTTTTCAGAGGAATATACATTGTGTCATATCCGTTACAATCGGGAATAAATAAATCTATTGTAAATTCTGCCGTATCAATGATTTTTTGCTCTGCCAGTCGTGACGATCTGCTATCTTCGCCGTGATTTAATGCCAACAATGCCCCATATGCTACACGGTAAATAATGGCTTTTTCTTTTGCCGTTGCCTTGCGCCGTGTGTCTCTACTGCTGCCGTTTTCATATGTGCGGATAACAACTTCTTGACTAATACCTTCAGCAATTTCTTTTAATTCTGATTCTTTTTTATGTTCCCTGACTTCAGGCTTCGGATCGGGTTTAATCCATACGTTGACGGTTTTGCCATTGGAAAAATTTACTTCGATTCTATCGCCCAACATACAAAAATAATCATAGTGATTTTTAATACTTCTATAAACGGGATAACCCGCTTTTGCGCTGGACTCTTCATCTTTTTTGTACTCTGCGGGGAAGAATGCGGTAACGGCCTCCCATGCCTGATACTCTGTTTTAACTGTCATTTTGAAAACCTCCATAAATTTTCTATTGTGGTTTAATGGTTCATGGGATAGGGCTTTTTGTGCGTGAAAAGCCCTTCAGAAAAACACGTGATTTATAGCTATTGCATGGACTCCAACAATTTTTTATTGTGGTTTGTTTGTCAAAATGCAATCATTCAATCATTTTTCGGTTTAATTATCGCAGTTTACCTTCTGCCTTTTTGATCTGCTATGCTCCAATAGCCCGGTAAAGTGCTGGAATATTGAATAAATCGTTATTATGGCCTCATTAAATCCCCTCAATTCCTTACTTCGCCATTGACGGTATTTCAACCGCCAGAGTAGTAGACTTCCTATATTAAGGAAGGCCAGCTTGCACACGTGGGACACGTCAACCAGTGTTTAAGCCTATATAACAGGGGATCAACGGCCTATTCTATTTTCAAGGTTCACGGCTCTGACCTTGCCTCCCACCCTTGCGCTTGCCTCCTATGTCAAGCGGCTTATTTGTGGCGGTTTGTTGTCTCGTTTGGTATGGCTAAAGTATAGCACCGCATAACGGGAAAGTCAATAACGTTTTTGCTTCAAAATTGCACAAAAAACAAAAGCCTAAATTGTGCATTATTGACTAATCCGTTATATTGCGGCTTGTGCCAGTATTAGCGGGGAAGGGCTTGTTTATGCGCTGGCCTGTATGCGGCGATTTAAGGCGGTTTAATGGGCTTTTGTGGGGTTGTCTATGTTGGTATATGTGGGAACGTCAAAAAGGCGGGAAACGGCCTTAAAAAGCGATAGACGGCGAAGCGACATATAAAACGGCCTTCAGGCTGGACAAAACCGCCACGGCCTCCCCTGTTGATCTGGTAGACGTTCCCGCCGTGGCCTGTTGCCGTTTGCCGTCCTGCTGCCGTTTGTTCGGTTTTTGTGGTATGCCGAACAAACCCGCCCAAAATGGGGACAAACTGCCACGGCCTCCCGCCGTGATCCCTCCCGTGTCAACGTGGGGCATGGTTTACATTTTGAAGGCTTTTTCTTTTTCCCAAAAAGGTAAAGTACACCTACTCAACATCCAAACTGCAATTTGTCATCGCAAATGTCATCGGAGAAGATTCCTAAAATGGGGCAAAAGTAGCCAACTGCGAACTTACACAGACCACAATAAATTGCATTTTCTGATTTAAGCATTACCGATAAAATTCCCTAAAATGGGGAATTTGTGTCCCGGCTATTTCAATAACCAGTAAAAGTAATGAAAAATAAATAACGGTTTAATCAAAAAAGTCCTTGACTTCTTAAATAGAATCATATATAATAGATAATAGAAAGACACCTAATTTGGGCGGTTTTTAATTTCAACGAATAACGGTGTAATCAATCAAAACGGAGGTTTTGCACGATGAACACTCAAAAATCTATCAATGCCGAAAACGTAACCATTTCTTTTGCTCCTGAACTGGAAGAAATGCTTGGACGGTTGATGCAGGAAAAAACTATTAATGTACCAAAAGTAGCTGCTCCTATTATGGATCAGGATTATGTAGAGCATGACCATTGTAATCATAATCCCACCGATCCTATTCGTTCACTGGATGATATTGAACGGTTGAAGAATTACTTCTTGAGTCGTAAAGGATGGGCCAATAATAATATTCGTGATTACACTTACTTTGTGTTCTCATTGAATATGTGCAGACGGGCGGGGGATATATTAGCACTTCATGTATATGATATTTTGAACTCAGATGGGTCTTTTAAAACCCACGTAACATTTGAACACGAACAAAAAACGGGTAAGAAATCTGTAGTGCTATTAAACTCAAAGGCCAGAGAAGCCTTGACATTATACTTTAATACTCTTGGTCAGTACAAAATGTCTGATTGGCTTTTCCCTAATGGAAAGAAACCAACAGAACCTATGTCAGTTGATGGAATGCGGCGTATGCTCCAGAGGGCGGCAAAAGCATTAAATATTGATATGCACATGGGAACGCATTCTTTACGCAAAACCAATCCTTATCATATGATTTCAACCAGCACTGATACCCAAGATGAAGTAATGGTGTCTCAGTTCCTACAGCATAATGATATTAAAACCACTTATCATTATATTAAACGAAGTCAAACTGAAATGGATACCTTTATTGAAAACCACGGGCTTTAATTGGCGGGAGGTATAATTTCAGCTTGCCAACGCTGAAGCGTTGCCTTCGCTGTCATTCACTTGCCTTACGGCAAGTTCATGAAATAATATAGCTGTATCTGATAGTTGTCCTCCAGAAAAAAGTCTTAGAATAACCCCAAACTGGCTTGCTTCTGCGGGATTCCTGTATGTACCAAAAGGCCATAATATTATATATATTTAATTATGGCAAAAAAGTACATAGGTAAAATCGCTGTATCCGTTGCGCCACAACGGTTTCAGGCGTTTTTGTGGAAGGAGCAACTTCGGCAATTTTGAAAGGAGTGTAAAAAATCGAAAAACGGGAAGTTCGACTAAAGCGGGGAACCTACAATGAAAGTGTGCTGGTGGATAAGGTCTGCTCTGATGCGCAGCGGCGATCATATCATCGAAAAGAAAAATTCGCCAGTGGAAAACATCAAAGTATGTTCTTAGATACTTTGGCAAGATACTGTGATTATGAGTATGATGTAGCAACCAGAAAGTATACGGTGCTGGAGGTCTACAAGTACCCAAAGTCATTGTATGATTCCAAGATACACAAAGGGATTTATCAATACCTTGCACCGCTGATTTTATATGAGGTTCTTTTTGGCGAGGGATATAAAGATCGTAAGGCTGTAATTACATCTATAGATTTAGCACAAGTAGTAAGCATGGTAAATTCCAATTATACCAAGATGAAATATAATCAGGATTCAGTAGTTATTGATATGGACTTTGATGCAAATATTCTTTCAGAGTATTTCAACAAGGCTGACAATCGAATTGATGATTATATTCGGCGGTGCATTAAGTATCTGGCAGCAATGAATTGTGTGATTTACAATGAGACACATATGATTGGTGTTATGCCTACAACGGCAGAGATTGAAAATGGACATATCATTGTTGAGCAAGCGGAGATCAGAAAAGCTACAGATGATGAAATGAAGTTGTATTCAAAATTGGTTGAAAAGGCCAGCCGCAAAGCTAAAATTTTATCTGATAGTGAAAAGTGGTATGGGAAGAAAGCATTGCGTTACAATACTGAGTTGACACGTATGATGAAAGAACATGGGATTTTATTTGTATGTCGTGCTTTTGAATTGTGGCGTGTTGATGAAGAACAGTGTAAAAATATTTTGCGCAGTTTTAATGAAAAAACTATTGATCAGCGGCGGCAAGAGATTGGCGTAGTGCTAAAAGCCATTATGGATACCAATGCAGAAAAACGTCTGGAAAAGAATGAAGCATTGGGCAGTAACTACATAGAACAGTTTAAGCGATTGTCTGATATTACTTTGCTATATGGAGCAGATGATGTGATAAAAATGTTACCGTCTGTTCAGGAGAAAGATTACCAAGATACTATGAAAGAGCGATATGGATATGAAGTAGAATATGGGACAGGGGGGAAACGTGATGGAACTGATTGATCGTGCTGCTGTTTATGAGGATATGATGTATGCAATGTGTGGTACGGGGTTTCAGGCCAATGCGCTATCGGTAATTAATAGGCAGCAGGAAATAGAAGCTATACCTGTTCATTACGGACAATGGGTTAAACAATATCGGTCTGGCGTATCAGTAGCCAGTGGTGTTGTATCAAGCTGTTGTGATATGTGGAATGAACGAAAAACTAAGTATTGTCCTCATTGTGGAGCAATAATGAATTTGGAGGAAAAAGATAATGGAACTTAGTAAAGTTCAGCAAGAGGCAGTTGATTTTTACGAAGGATGTTGTAATGTTATTGCTTCTGCTGGTAGTGGTAAAACAAGGGTACTTGTAAATCGAATTGTAAAGTTAATTGAGAATTATGACGTTGATCCCGGAAAGATTCTTGCGATTACATTCAGCAAGAAAGCAAAAGAAAATATGGTTGAGAGATTAACCAAGATGATTCCGGGGTATGTGAAGTTTATTAATGTTGAAACTTTTCACTCTTTTGGATTTCGTATTGTACGAAAGTTTAACCGAGAAGATTTTGAGATTTTAGATGCTGACTGGAAAAAAGTTAAAATCATTGAAGAAATTTTACAACATTATTTTAAAGAAAAGGAACCAGATGGACAAGAAATTGCAGATATTTTGAGTTATATTTCGATTCAAAAGAATCAAATGAAAAAGCCAGATACATCTACAAAGTTTGGTAAGGTTTATAAGTATTATGAAAGATATAAGTCCGAACATAATCAGTTAGATTTTGATGATATGCTGGTAAAGTGCTATGAGATTTTAAGTACAAACGAAAAGGGGCTTCACTATTGTCAAGAGCAGTATCAGTTTATTTTGGCTGATGAGATGCAGGACACCAACGCTGTTCAGTATGAAATTATCAAACTGATTGGTGCAAGGTATAAAAATGTTTTTGTTGTCGATGATCCTCTCCAGAATATTTTTATGTGGCGGGGTAGTGATAACAAATTTGTGATGAATTTTGATGATGATTGGCCTAATGCAAGAGTTATCCACTTGAACAAGAATTATCGAAGCAGTCAAGATATTGTCACAACAGCAAATCATTTTGCTGAGTGTATTCCAGAATCAAAGCATAAGCATTATGTTGAGAGTGTTGCCGATAAGGATAAGTTTGAAGAACCACAGTATGTAAGATATGATAATGAAAGCGAAGAAGCGAACGAGATTGCAAAGAAAATTCAAACGTATATCAATGCTGGGTATGATTACAAAGACATTGCAATTTTAACAAGGACGAATGCACAGCTACAAAATTTTGAGACAGCATTATATCGTAGTGAAATTCCTTATACGATTGTAGATGGTATGTCATTTATTGATCGCCGTGAAATTAAAATTGTCCTTTCTTATCTGCGATTAGTTTGCGATATAAATGATGATGAAGCATTTGAATATATTTATAATCGCCCTAATCGTTATCTTGGTCAGTCTTTTTTACAGGAAGTTAAGCGTACTGCAAGAAAAGAAAAAATGTCTCTTTATTGTGCTATGTTTAGAGTAAGCAGAACGAATTGGAAAGTAAAGAATAGTGTAAATAGTATTCATGCAACAATCAAGTCAATTAGTGAATCAAAGTATAAAACAGTTGCCGATATGATTGCTGATCTGCGGGAAACGTTGAATCTGGATTCTTATGTTTCAAAGGATTTGTGTGACAACGATGACAACCGCACTGATAACTTGAATACGCTTCAGCGTATGGCCTCGAATTACAATGATGCAAAGCGATTTATTTCCTTTATGATGAAGTTTTCAAAGGAGAAGAAGCACGATCCTAATTCTGTTCAGCTTATGACAATTCATAAATCAAAGGGACTTGAGTTCCCGATTGTATTTGTTGCTGGAGTCAATCAAGGATTACTGCCTCATGAAAAAAGTGATAATATTGATGAGGAAAAGCGGCTTATGTATGTTGCAATTACGAGAGCAGAAAAAATACTGCATATTTCTTCTACTAAACAGTACAATGGGAAAGAGTCTCAGGAAAGCGATTTTGTTGCTTTTATGTTCGACTAATAACTATATATTCAACAGAAAAGGAGGAATAGCATAATGAATAGGAGTGAATTACGGGGATGGAAACAAACGAAAATTATTCTTGCGTAGATTGCATTTGGCATGACCAATGTGAAAGTGATGTGCCATGTGAATTTTTTGATGCCGGACATAGTGGTGATACATTAACAGATGAAGAAGTTAAAGCTGCTGTTGAATTAAACCGACAAGAATACGGGAAAGCATATGCCGAATATGTCAGTGAATTTAGTGATGGAAATATTCAAATTGATGAAAATGATGATGAACCTTATGATGACAATGATTTTGAAGAAATTGAAACGGAGTGATAGAATGATTTATCTTGATAATGCAGCAACAACAAGAATGTCAAGGGAGGCTACTGAAGTTGCACTAAAAGCAATATATGAGAATTATGGAAATCCAAGTAGTTTGCATAAGGCGGGAACAAATGCGGCACAAATGGTTAATAATGCTCGGCAGCAAATTGCCAAATGTATTGGTGCTACATCGGATGAGATTATTTTTACTGCTGGAGGTAGTGAAAGCGATAATTTAGCGTTGAGGGGGATTTCGCCTTATCTGAAGGAGATTGGACGAACAACTATCATTACCAGCCAGATTGAGCATCATGCAGTTCTTAATACCTGTAAGGTGCTTGAGAAAGAAGGATTTAAAGTTATTTATATGCCTGTTGATGAAGATGGGCGTGTAGATATTGAAGAATTAGAGCGTGTTATGAAAATTTTTAAAGATACGCTTGGCTTGGTTTCAATTATGGCAGTAAATAATGAGATTGGTTCTATTCAGCTTATTGATGACATTGGTGATCTTTGTCAGGAGTATGGTGTTCTTTTTATGACGGATGCTGTTCAGGCTTTAGGCCATATTTCTCTTGATGTAAATAAAAATCATATTGATTTGATGGCAATGTCGGGTCATAAGATTCATGCCATGAAGGGCGTTGGTGCATTGTATGTAAGGCGTGGTATTAAGTTGGAACCTATTATTACAGGTGGGGGTCAAGAATATCATCTTCGGGCAGGGACAGAAAATGTACCGGGGATTGTGTCTATGGGCAAGGCAGCGGAAACAGCTATACGAAATATGGACGCAAATAAAACGCACTATGAACTTTTGCGTAAAACATTTTTTGATGAATTAGATCGGCTTAGTGTAAATTATATTGTTAATTGTAATGGCGGTGTACCGAATATTATTAGTTTGACTTTGCCGAATTGTGAAAGTGAAGCTATGCTGTTGTTGCTGAATGAAAAAGGAATTTGTGTTTCTGCTGGTTCCGCTTGTACTGCTGGTTCGCTTGATCCGTCCCATGTTTTGAAAGCATTATATCTTGATGATCAGGATGCGAGTTGTACTATTAGGATTTCTATGAGTGCTAATAACTATAGCAATGAAATGATTCAAGCAGCTAACGCCATTTTTGAAAGTGTTAAGCAGCTTCAAGCAATGATGTAATGGAGCAAGAAGTATGGGCTGGTGCTTGGTATGATGGTGTAGATTATTCTTGGCGTTTTGAAGTATCAACATGGGGAAGGATTCGGAACGCCAAGACTAAACGAATATATGCGCTTCATGCTGGAACAAATGAGTATCTACAAATTTGTACATCGGTTTGTGGAAAGAATAAAAACATTAGAGTACATAGATGTGTTGCAGAAACATTTTTGCCTAATCCTGATGGATTAGAGATAGTAAATCATAGAGATGGTAACAAAAGAAATAACCAATTATCAAATCTTGAGTGGTGTTCACGTGAATATAATTATGAACACGCAATGGATATGGAGTTAATAAATCCGATTCATACTTGGCGGTTTGCATCTGATTCACATTATGGACAGTATCGGGGTAGTAATAATGGAATGTCAAAGCTGACAGAGGATGATGTAAAATATATTCGTGAGCATTATATACCAAAAGGTAAAGGGCAGAAATGTAATCGTAAAGAGTTGGCTAACTATTTTGGAGTAAGCGTTGGGCTTATTTCACGGATTGTAAAAAATGAAATTTGGACGCATATTTGAAAGGAGAATTTTGTTGGAGAAATTTTATACAGTGAATGAAGGTTCTCAGTTATATGATGATTATTGGGCTTGGAAAAATAGTATTGAGCCTAATCGAAAGATAGCTGATGATTTTTTCAAAGAATTTGGAATTGAATCAACTTTGTTTTGCCCAAGTCATAATGTAATTGGAATTGTGCCAACTGAAAATGATAAAGCTAAGTTTGAGAAACAGCTTTGTTCAAAGGAAACAAATGAAGGACTTAGGTTTTTTAAGAAAAATTCTGCGATTAATAAAGAGTGGGTAAAACGTGCGATAGAAATAAAGAATACGCATAAACCCTCTCCTGCATGGTATAACAATTATATGGGACGCAGTTCTTCACGGTTATTTGATTATAATGGAGTTCTGTATTGTTCTTTTAGTGCAGATCAGATTGAAATGTCTTCTGATATATTTACAGAAATTAAAGGCAGCGAATTTTATCGGATTATGGAGGAAATTGAAAATGGTAAAGCTGATTAATGGTGATTTGCTGGAGGCCAAGGAAACTTATATTGCTCATCAAGTGAACTGTTATGGAGCAATGGGGCGGGGAGTGGCGTTGCAGATTAAGAATAAGTATCCTGATGTATACCGCCGTTATCATGAGTATTGTGACGAACATCGAGCAAAGAATCTTCTTGGTAGGATGCTGTTGGTTCCAGTGGATGACGGAAAGGTAATTTGTAATTTGTTTGGACAGGAGCGTTTTGGGTATGGTAAGCAGTATACGGATATTGCTGCATTGAGTAAGGCTATGAATAGTCTGGCTAAGATTGTTCCTGTATCTGAGCCGATTGCTATGCCGTATATGATTGGCTGCGGGAATGGCGGTGCAGATTGGAGTATTGTGCATCAACTCATCCAAGATATTTTTAAGAGGCATACAGTAGTGCTTTATAAGCGATAAATAACGATATAATCAATTTTACGCAATGAGGTGATTAATTGGTAAGATGCGAAGTTTGTGGTAAGGAAATTGAGAAAAGTCAATATTTTGGAAATGTTCTTTGTAGTGGCGAATGCTTTACAATTAATTTCTGGAGAAGGATAATTGCTGAAAAAGATAAACATATTGTCATTAATGGTGTATGTTATTGTGATGTCGGAAATGTTGATAATCCTTTAATGAATCAAACTTTAGGTCATGCTGGTCGTAGATTCTGGATTAGGTTCAAAGATGGTTCAACATTGACTACAAATAATTTGTGGTATCAGGGCAAAATTCCAGATGAGTTTCGTGATGAACTTCCTGATACAGCGGAGTTCTATACTCCAGAACATATTCATTTTGCAAATAATCTTGAAAATTCTTTTTGAACGGGAGGGGTTAAATGCTTGAAAGCGGCGTTCATATTCTATCATTAGACGGAAAAGACATTTACATATCAAATAGCTATTTGACACCCAAAGTCAATGATAAGGGATTGAAAATTGGATATAAGCTGCGGGATCAGAACGGTGATTTAAATTTAAAGCGATTTATAAATACGCTTGATTATAGTCTGGATTTAATTAAAATGCAGGAAGTATATGAAAGCGTGTATCGGCGGCGGGATTTTTCTTTTAACAAGAATGGTAAGGACTATACGCAACGAGTAATTAATGTAACTTTTAAGTACAACAACAAAGCGTTTAACAGAGTTCGCAATGGAGTTTTTGTGAAGTTTGGTTATGCTTATGAAGATTTGGCCTTTAAAGATTGTATAGCAATGCAGAATGGTATTCTGGTGGGTATTGAGGTAGACACTCCAGTAGATAATCCTGTAACCAGCGACATTCTTGGAAAGTGCTTTTACTATGAAAATGGGATGTATAGAGCAAAATCAAATATCCCAATTTTAAATAGTGTGGCGAATATCCGTGAAGAATTATATGAGAATGGATTTCTTTGTGATGGAATTAAGTATGTTCGGTTTAAACGTAGTGCTGGTTCCAGTCGTGTAGGAAAATGTCTCTTTATTGATGAACGGCTTTATCGTCAGATGCACAAATGGGAAATGTGTGGTATCAAAGTAAAAAAAGGTCAAGACATTGATCTTGCTGCGCTGGAGCCTTATATTGCTTTAACATTAAGCAGTATTATTGATACTATTCAAATTCATCCTGAAAATATTCTGGTCGTAAAGGATTACAAGAGTGTTTTTAAAGATAGGGTTGTAGCTACACGGTTTATTGATGGAAGGTTGGTATCTAAAGTTGAGGACGTAGAGATTAGCAACAGTATTTGGGATGGTCAATCTCTTATGGATCGTAGTGTGTTTTTAGATTTTCAAAAGCAACAGCAGAAGAATAATCCTGATGCACGTGAACATGGTATGTTACTGCTACGTGCCAGATTCTTCAAGTCATGCTGTTTCAACGCTAATATTCAACAGTGGTTTGCGGACAATGGTATAACAGATGTAGGCCAGTTGAACGGCGAGACAAAAGCTAAACGTATAGAAGATATTAAGCTGATTACAACACCAAGTTCTATCAAGTATGTGAAATTTGGAAAGCTGGAATATTGGCTTGATACTTTAGAATCTACATTTGGCGTGGTAAAACACGAAAAGCCTACCCACTTCTTTGATGGACGTATGGTGCAAACACACTATCAGTTATTGAATACTTTGCAGATGACATATGATGAGGTTGAGCAGTTAGTTAAACCTTCTTTGGATTATGCAAGAATGATTAAAACTGATATAGCTGCAATGCGGCATCAAATTGGTTATCAGTATCAAAGCCCTAACGATGATTTTTATAATAAAGCAATTACATCTAAGAATGATATAATTTATAGAATGCTTGGGATCACAGATAAATTTGCTGATACAAAAATTTATCAGCAGTTTAGAGATGATCTTGTGAAGTCTTTTATAAAAAATCTAAGATTAGGACACCTTTTAGTACAAGGTAATTATAGTACGATTTGCGGAAATCCAATCGAAATGCTTAAACAGTCTATTGGAATATTTGATGGTAGTTCTGTTATTGATAATGGGACGGTTCACAGTATACGTTTTGAAAACAATAAAGAACTACTTGGTTCCAGAAGTCCTCATGTAACTATTGGTAATATACTTGTTACCTGTAACGTCTTGCGTTCGGAAATTAGTCGATATATGAATCCTACAAAGGAAATTGTGTACATTAATAGTATTAATGAAAATATTTTGGAACGATTATCTGGAGCAGATTTTGATAGTGATACTGTTATGCTTACCGATAACGAGATATTGGTTCAAGCAGCTAAACGAAATTATGATCGGTTTCCTGTTCCTACCAAGTTAGTTGAGTCTGAAACTCGCCAAAGGAAATATACAGATATTGATAAAGCTGATTTGGATATTAAAACCAGTGTTAATAAAATTGGCGAGATTATTAACTTGTCGCAGGAACTAAATTCTATCCTTTGGGATCGGTTATATCATGGTGCAAGTATTGATGATGTGATGGAATTATATTGCGATATTGCGCAGTTGGACGTTATGAGCAATTTGGAGATTGATTCTGCAAAGAGAGAAAATCCGGCTGATAATACTTTTGAATTACAGTGTTTAAAGAAAAAGTATGATGTACGTGATAAAAAAGGACGGCATATAAGACCATTATTTTTTAGATATATTGATGGTTACAAAGGTTATCGTGATGGATATTACATTTATGTAGAAGAAGATGGCGAATACATAAAGCAAGGAGTGGTTGAAAGTTATAAAGAGGCACAAGTATTAAAAGAAACTGGAAGTGTTATGGTTGAACGAGGACGCATGACGTATCAAAGACATGAAACAAGCATGGATTATTTGGAATTGTGCATTAATAAGTTTCGTTCAAAGACTTTAAGAAAAAAGCAAAAGCGACTTTCGGATATTTTGATTTCATCTGATAAATTATGTGGTCAAGTGAAATATCCACAAGTAAATCGGATTATTAATGTTGTAAGAGAAGCGAAATCTCATATATCTCTTGTTTGGTCTACAGATGATGGATTGTCAAATCGAAAAAAGAGAAACATAGCTGAAGAAATTCGGCAAGATTGTATTGATTATGTTTGCAATACTAAATTTGGTGAAAAAACAATGAGATATTTAGTTGGACTTGTTGATTCAAAAGAATATTCTGATATATCAAGATTTTTGTTTGGCATTTTGTTTGGAGAGCCTAATGAAGAATTTTATAAGTTAATTGAATCAAGCAAGGGCGATATATGCAAATTGCAAGAATGCAATATGGGCGATATTCAAATTTATGATTTTCGCTATAAGAGAGTGCTGGTGTGATGTGAATTTTCGCAATTTTGGGGCATTTTCGGTAGATTTCATGTAAGTGTAATACCCTGAAATCTCCCCAAAATGGGGAGATTCTAAGGTGTTATGAAAAAAGTGATTAGGGTAAAGGGGTTTAATTATAAAAATAAAACTCTTTTATACTCAAAAATTTATTGTAAAGGACTGAATATTTTGATTGCTATTACAAAGTCAGAGTCGGAGCGTGTGCGTGAGGTGTTCCCTCATGCAGAGATTGTAAGAACCTGTATTCAGAAAAGTAAGCGACATCATTATTATCTGCCAGAGGCCGAGAAGTATTTACGGCTGATTGTTGATAGTAATTATGCGGCAGCTTCAATTTGCCAGCAGATTGATAAGGAACGTGAGCGCAATAAGCGCAGATACCGTCATTAATGGAGGTGGATTATGAATAAACGTGGTTTTTATGATATTGACTGTTCGTTTGATGAAGGAGCAATTCTGAAATCTTGGGGGGTCGATGAACTTTTCTATTTGCGTAATCTGCAAAATAGAAAGTTGTACCTTACTGAAGATATTGATGATTGTGTTATTGATAGTGTTGTTCGACATATTCTTCAATATAATGCTGATGATAAAGGTAAGCCAGTTGAGGATCGTAAGCCTATTTTGTTGTATTGTTCCTCTAATGGTGGCGAAATTGATCCGGGGTTTGAACTGGTTGATGTAATTCTTCAGAGTAATACACCTGTTTACACAATTAATCTTGGCTATCAATATTCAATGGGATTTTTGATTGGTCTTGCTGGGCATAAGCGTTATGCGTCTAAAACAGCTAAGTTCTTGATGCACGATGGTACAAACTTTGTTATCAATTCTGGTGCAAAGGCGCAGGATCAGATGGAGTTTAATAAGCGCATTGAGCAGAGAATTAAAGAATATGTTCTGGCGCAGACTAAAATTACGTCTGAGATGTATGATGCTCAAATGCGTAAGGAATGGTATATGTTCGCAGACGAAGCAAAAAATCTTGGTGTAACTGATTATATTATCGGAGAGGACTGTAACCTTGATGAAATTCTGTAAAGGTGGTTAGCGTATGGACGAATACCGTGGATTTCAAGAAATCATGTGTGATGATGCACGATTAAGTGATTTCTATGGAAATCTTAGCGATAACATTTTCAACTGTTTACAAAACGAATATGTTTTGATTTATGATGCTGAAGGTCAAATTAAAGACTTTTATCGGTGGAATGGCTCTACATATATTCCTGTTGCTTATAAAATAATCAAGAACTCTTATACTGGAAATATTAAACCAAGGAATCCTCAACAGCGTCTTGCTATGGATTTACTTTATAACAATGATATTACAGTAAAGATTTTATCTGGTTGTTTTGGATCAGGTAAAGATTATCTTATGGCATCGGCAGCACTGGATTTAGTAATGCAAGGAAAGTATGATAGAATTATGTGGGTTCGGAATAATGTTGAAGTTAAAAATTCTAAACCACTTGGATTTTTGCCGGGAGATGCGTTTGATAAGTTGCTGCCTTTTGCTATGCCGTTAGCAGACCATGTTGGTGGTGTTGATGGCCTCGAAGCCTTAATGGATGACGGGAAAGTTGAGGTTGAACATTTAGGTTTTATTCGTGGGCGTGATATTAAGAATACAATTATCATGTGTAGCGAAGCTGAAAATATGACCAAGGAACACGTGCAGTTACTTTTAGGACGTGTCGGTGAAGGTTCTGCTTTTTGGTTAAATGGAGATTATAAGCAGACCGATCATAAGACATTTGCTGAGAATAATGGGCTTATGATAGCTGTTGATCGTCTTAAAGGTCATAAGCGTTTTGGCTATGTAAAGTTACTCAAGACTGAACGTAGTGAAACTGCTGCAATGGCAGATTTGCTTGATTGAAATAACTACTTATTCAAAAAAGAAAGGGATTGATATTATGATTAATAATTTTATGTGTGAGCGTTGTGATCATTATATGGTTTGTGAGAAGCTAAAGCCCTTGATGAAGTTTCATGAAAGTGCAAAGAAGGATATGATGATTACACTTACAATGGAAGAGTGTATGGACTATGCACCCGATGCTGATGCAAAGGATGATGGTTCTGCAAACGAAGATTAAGGATAATATATTTATCCATGAAGGGGAGTGATAGCAGTTGGAACAAACAGAGTTTTTAAGCCAACAGTTTAATTTGCTCTCTCAACGTTTGAATGATCCTACTATTGAATGGCAGGATATAGCGGACTTACGTACTGAATATACTGGTAAGGATGAACACCATGATACAATTCGTAAGGGGGCAAAACTATTCTATGAATATTTAGAAGCTGGCTGGATTAAAAATCCTGCGGAAAGTTCTGCTGCTACTCCTTCTGAAGCAACGATTCAGATGCGTGAACTGCAAAAGGAACGCTATAAAATTCAAACTGAAAAGTTAGAGTTAAATCGTTGGTTGCGGGAAAACGCACGTGATGAATTAATTGTAGAACATATCTGTCAAGCAGTTGAGAAATTGGAGCCATTGGTAATTCCTGATCCAATTCATACTGAACTGCTTGATAGGGAAGGCGTATTATTGTTTGGCGATGAGCATTATGGAACTGAATTTGAGATTCGTGGCCTTCATAATGAGATAATCAATTCTTATAGTCCTGAAATTTTTGAAAGTCGAATGTGGAATTTGTTAGATCAGATTGTTTCTATTGTAAGAAAAGAAGGATTTTCGCAAATTCATGTATTTTCAATGGGCGATTTTGAAGATGGATTATTGCGTGTAAAACAATTAATGCAGCTTCGTTATGGCGTAGTTGAGGGAACTGTGCGTTATGCTGATTTCATTTCGCATTGGCTAAATGAATTAAGTAAGCACGTAGGTGTTAAATTTCAAACAACTACTGGAAACCATACAGAACTTCGTATGCTTGGACAGCCTAAAGGTACATTTACAAAAGAGAATATGAGCCTTGTAGTGGATGCAATTATAACTACACGGCTTGCCAATAATCCTAATTTTATTTTCACTAAAAATCCTACTGGATACATTTATGCTGACATTGTTGGTTATAAATTACTTGGCATTCATGGTGAAGTGAAAAGTATGGAACAGGCCATTAAAGATTTTTCACAAATGTATCGAGTACAACTTGATTTTTTGATTGCGGGACATAAGCATCACTCTCGTAGTGAAACTATTGGAATTAATCAGGAAGTGATTAATGTTCCAAGTATTATTGGCGTAGACGATTATTCTTTATCTATTCATAAAACCTCAAATGCTGGAGCCACATTCCTTGTTTTTGAAAAAGAAAAAGGAAAAGTTATTGAGTATGCTATTAAGTTGTGAGGTGATGTATGAATAGGAATGAATTGATTTCTGCTATTGCAAGCAGTACAGAATTATCCAAAAAAGATGTTGCTGTTTTTATGGACGCATATGAATCAGTGATTGTAAATGCAATTCGTAATGGTGACACTGTATCATTATATGGGTTCATGAAAATTGAGCGTAAGGAAAAGAAAGAGTATTTGGGACATGGTTTTGGAACTAAAGATAGAAGTATAGTTCCAGCCCACGACTATGTGAAGATTCGTCCCGGCAACGCTTTAACAGATTGCGTCAAATAAAAGGACAGGAGGATCGTGCCTCCTGCCCGGTATGGGAGAATAGCTTAACAGGTAGAGCATTTGGTTGAAGCCCAAAGGGAAAGGGTTCGAGTCCTTTTTCTCCCACCAAAAATTTTTTAAAGAAATTTCAAAAAACCTCTTGACAATAACGGTATAATCAATTATAATAAATAATGTCAGGAGGAACAGTAAGCCAACTGGCAAAAGTTTAAAAGATATAACGGTGTATTCAATAATACGGGGCGTTAGTCAAGTGGTTAAGACGCTGGCCTTTCACGCCAGAAACGTAGGTTCGATTCCTACTGCCCCTACCATAAAATAGAGGTGATATAAATGCCATTTATTTATAAAATAGTAAATAAAATTAATGGTAAGTGTTATATTGGTAAGACAATGTTTACAATTCAAGAGCGATGGAAGGAGCATTGTAATGATTGCCAGAAAGACAGATACCAAAACAGACCATTATATCGTGCAATAAGAAAATATGGTATTGAAAATTTTGAGATAAGTGAAGTTGAAACTTGTAGTGATTTAATTCTTTCTGAAAGAGAAAGATATTGGATAAATTATTATGATACATATAGAAATGGATATAATGCAACGGTTGGTGGAGATGGTACACAGTATGTCGATTATGATTTAGTGGTTCGCATATATGAATTAACTCATAATCAAAAAGAAACAGCAAAAATTGTCGGTATAGATATAGCTACAGTAAAAAATATATTGAATATAAGGAATGTTAAACTTGCTTCAGGAAATCAAGTTATAAATAAAGTCTGTGGCAAAAATATCAATATGTTTTCTTTGAATGGAGAATTTATAAAATCATTTTCGAGTGAAACAGATGCCGCAAGATATGTTCTTCAAACAGATGATGTGAAATTAATATCTGGTGCTGCTGCACATATAAGTTCTGTGTGTAAAGGAAACCGCAAAACAGCATATCATTATAGGTGGAGTTATTTATGAGAAAGAAATCTGAAGAAACCAGCGAAAAAGTAGTAAAGAATATTCCTACATCTGAAAATGGAGCAGGAGTATTATGTGCAAGAAAGTCTGGTCAAAAGTATCAAATAAGTCAAAATACAGAAAAACAAAAATTTACATTGTGGAAGATAGTTGATAAGGGATTTATTAAAATGAAAACTGCAAGTTCTCCAGTCGATTTATATGATTGTATTCCTTGGGATGAATAATAAATATGCTGCTGTGGTGGAATTGGCAGACACAAGGGACTTAAAATCCCTCGCCTTGAGGCATACGGGTTCGATCCCCGTCAGCAGTACCAGCCGCCTTGGGTAAGCGGCAGCGAGTCTCCTTTCTTTGCTATAAACAAACTTTGTTGCTGGAGTTACAACACATCTGAATAAGGCACATTATTTAGTAGTTGCTTTAGACAGCAATGCCACAATAGAGGATAGAACAGGCAGCTATCACCAATGCCGGATTGTGCGTACTGGCGAAATGGAGATGCCGAAGTGTCGTTCGGCCTATTGTGGATTATATAGAGGGTGTAGTGTAATGGTAACACACCACATTTGGGATGTGGTATAGCGGTTCGAGTCCGACACCTTCTACCAGAAGCCAAGGGGTTTTTATCCCTTGGCCTTTTATATTCCTGTGTAGTTCAGTTGGTAGAACACTTGACTGTTAATCAAGGAGTCGCTGGTTCAAGTCCAGTCGCAGGAGCCAAAAAATTATAAGTGAGGTGGCAGTATGGCAAGAAAATCAGGCAGTTCTAATACTGCCAAAACAAAAGTCGTTAAAAAGGTTTGTTCTGCTTGTGGAAAAGAAAAATCAATTACACGTGATTTCTTTGTAAGCTATAATTCACTTCATAGCGATGGAAGAATACCTATGTGTAAAGATTGCATTAGAAATGCTTGTTATAATGATGATGGTGAGTTTGAGATTGAAAGTTTTCAATCACTTTTGCGGCAATTAGATAAACCTTTTATTCAAAAATTATGGAATAAATCTGTAACCGAAGTAAAGAAAAATACTGGATCAGATGATGTTTCTGAAGATGCCGTTGTGGGAAAATATATTAAAAATATTTCTATGCAACAACATCGTAGTAAGACTTGGAAAGATAGTAATTTTAATGATAATCCAAGTGCAGAAAGAGGTATTGAAACAGCAAGGCGTAAATCTATGAACGCTGATAAAGTTTATTATTTGAGTGATGAGGATTTTATTGTTACTGAAGATGTAATTCGTTTGTTCGGTGAAGGATATACCGCCAAAGAGTATGAAACCATGAAACGGATTTATGATGATAGTAAAGAAGATTATCCGAATATTTCAAGTAATCAGCGAAATTTATTGTTGAGATATGTTCGGTTTGCAGCAAAAGAGGCAATCGCAACAAGTTCTGGTGGAATTGCTGATGCTGAAAAGTGGTCGAAGCTGGCCTCAGAAGCATTAAAGCAACTAAATGCTATTGATATTCAAGGTGGTATTACTTGTTTTTCAGAGTTCTTTCAAAAATTTGAAAGGGAACAGGATATAACCAGAATCCTTCCGCAATTCAAGTATCGGCCTAATGATGCTCCAGATTTTATTATTTGGTGCTACGTGAATTATTGTCGCCGTTTAGAGGGCAAGCCAGAGGTTGAGTATGCTGATGTGTATAAGTTCTATGATGAAAAAGTAGAAGAATATCTCAAACAATATGGTGATCCATATAGAATTTTTGAGGGTGATACAACATTAGCAAACCGTGAAAAGATTTCAGAGTTCATTAATTTGCCTCCTGATTACTATGGGGATGGTGAGTAAATGACTACTGAAGAACTTAAAAAAGCTGAATATTTTGCAAGCTGGTGGATTTGGTATCCTGATCTTGCATTAGATTTGATGGCCCCTCAAGAGGGGGCTATTAAATTACATACTGATCAGCGTGTTTTCATGAGAGCAGGAACACGGTTTTTTAGTGAACATGGCTGCTTCAATCGAGGGTATGGAAAGACATTTCTTGAGTTTGCAAACATGGTGATTGTTTGTATTCGGTATCCTAATATTGAACTTGCATTAACAGCACAGACAAAGGAAAATGCCGCAGCACTGTTAAAAGATAAATATAATGAGTTGGTTCGGTATTATCCTATGTTAGCCAAAGAAATCGTAAAAACAAGTTTCATTAAAGGTGATGCTTTAATCGTCTTTAGAAATGGGGCCAGAATTGACGCATTAGCTAATGCTCAAACCAGTAAGGGACAACGTAGAAAGAGAATTAGTATCGAAGAATCTAACTTGATGGATAATGTTATTTTTGAGGATGCTCTTGAGCCTGTTGTGGAGGTTGGTCGCACTACTTGCGGTAAGCTGGCGATTGTTAATCCAGAAGAACTTAATCAGCAAATCAATTTTTATACTACTCCGGGGTTTAGAGGTTCAGATGAGTATAATCGAAATTTATCTATGTTCCATGATATGCGTGATCTGAATGGTAAAATTGTATTAGGGTCTAATTGGATGCTTGGCTGCTGGTATGGACGTGGATCAAGCAAAAGTACAATCTTGAAAAAGAAAAAAGATATGTCCCCGATTGCTTTTGATATGAACTATGGTGGTAATTGGGTTGGTAGTTCAACTGGTGCGCTTGTCAATATCAACCGCCTTATGAACTGCCGTACCTTAACTGCTCCAGAAATCAGTGCATCCAGCGATGATGACGAATATTATTTAGGGGTTGACGTTGCACGTTCTCAAAATAAAAGTAATAACCAGTCATCTATTGCTGTTGGCAAGGTGATTCGAGGGGCCGATGGGAAGATTACTGAGATTCAGTTAGTGAACTTAATCCATATGTCTAATACCTTTAGTTTTACAACACAAGCAATAATGGTAAAAAGAGTTAGAAAAAGGTATCATGCCAGAAAAGTTGTAGTGGATGGAAATGGATTAGGCAGCGGATTGATTGATGAATTGTTAAAATCACAAAATGATCCGATTACTGGAGAAACATATCCAGCTTGGGATACGATGAACACTACCGCAGAGCCAGAGACACCAAAAGCCGAACAATGTTTGTATGATCTTAAAGCACAGTCTTGTCAAACACAGATTCTTTCAAATTTCATTAATGTGATTGATTCTTGTATGCTTCGATTTCTTGAAAGTAGGAATGGCGGCGATGATTATTCAATTCGTACAGATGAAGATTTGAATTCTAAAGTAATGCCATATGTTCAAGAAGAATTGTTCTTCCAAGAGGTCGGAAATCTCAAATTGGTTCAGAACGGAAAAAATTTATCGGTTGAGAAAGTAGTTAATAAGTTTGATAAAGACCGATTTTCTGCGACAGCATATTTGTTATATTTTATCATTAAAGTAGAAGAAACAGATAGTCGTAAAAGTGATGTTGATATAAAATCTTTTGCAAAGCGGCTACAAGCATTAAACCGTAGGCCAAAAATGTATTAAGGAAAGGCGGTGATTAAGTGTCAAAGACAAAAGTAATTTATTCGCAAGTAGATTATGAACGAGATTCAAAATCGTTTGATAATGCTGTCAGTGGCAAAGGCCGTTTGGACTTAGGTGCATTTAGAAGGCTTATGGTTCATGATCTATGCACGAATACAGAAATCTTACGGTCATATAAGATTGGTAGTTATTCTCTTGAACGGATTCAGGATGCGTTAAATAATCCAGCGGCACATTCAAATATGATTATTGATGTTAGTAGATATTTGATGAATATTTCTCAATTCTATATGCGCCTCAATAATTATTTTTCAAAGATGGGACTTTTTAATTACAACATTGATATGTATGATGTAAAAACTGGAGAGTTGGATTCTGATGAAAAGATTGCAAAAATGCGTGACGCTTTTGCAAATGTTTGTTCTGAATTTGAAAAGATGGGATTCAAGCACGAGATGCTTAAAATCATGAGCGTGTTGACAGTCGAAGATGTTTATTATGGTTTAATTTTTGAAGATAGCTATGATTTCTTCATTCACAAAATGAATCCGTCTATATGCCAAATTAAGCAAATTCAAGATGGTGTATATAATTTCAAGATTAGATTAAGTGGTATTAATCCTCTTGAAATTACATCTTATCCTGCTTATGTTCAACAGGCGTATATTGAATATATAAATGGAGATGAATATTTTGATGGATGGTATGTGCCTCCCGCAGATAAACAAGTATGTTTCAAATTGAATGAATCCTGCTTATATCCTATGCCGCTGCTATTAGCATTGGTGAAAGATATTCTTGATTTAGACGTATATAAGAAACTAAAAATGCAGAAGGCCAGAGTAGATAATTATAAGGCTATTGTAATTGAGATTCCCATTGATGAAGATGCAGTTGATAAGCCATTACTGACTGATGAAACGCTTGCTGTTTTTGCTGAAATGAATAAAGCTAATATGCCTGACGATATTGGATTAATTCATGCTCCGGGCAAAGCTACAGCGGTTAGTTTTAAAGATAATACTAACAATGCAAACAATCTAAGTGATGCAATTAAAAACATATATGACAATGCTGGTGTGTCCAGTGAATTGTTTAACAGTGGATCATCTGGAACAGCTTTTAAGCTGTCTCTTGAAAATGATGCTGCTTTTATTTATGGGTTTTATAGACAATGTGAACGATATTTCACACGGTTTATAAAATTGCGGAAATTCAATAAACCAGCATTTAAATTTGCATTACGCATTCAAGATTCAACTGTATTCAATAGACTTGAAGTAGCAGATGCGTTTTTGAAAGCAGCACAAAATGGAGAACCATTTAAGATTGATTATGGTGTTGCATTGGGCAAATCCCCCAGCAGACAACTTGGTAGTCTGTTCTTGGAAAATCATGTTTTGAAATTACATGAGGAATATATTCCTTTAGCAACTTCTTATACGTCTACTGGCGAGGATGTAGCAGGGGGTCGCCCCACAAATGAAAGCAAAGGTTTGGATTTAACCGAGGAAGGTGAAACCACAAAAGATACCGATGCTAATTTGAATCGTTAATATCACCTTTTGGTGTTATTAAAATTTTGTAAGAAAGGCGGTGATGAGGAAAGTGGGTCATGAACGAAAAAATTTGCCAGTTTCGTTTACAATCAACAACTGTGTGGAAACAGAAGATTCGAGATTTCTTGCCATAACGATTGATGTTTTACATACGGGGTTAAATTTTAACGGCAGTATTTTTGAAAAGGAAGTTGTTGATGCTAATGCCGAAAGTATCAAGAATACACCAGTGTTGGGGTATATTGCTCTGAATCCAGACGGAGAATTAGACTTTCAGGGACATAAATACAAAACTGTTAAAGACGGAGATGGTAAAGATTATGTGTACGCTGGTTCTGCTTATGGTGTAATTCCAGAGTCATGTAACTATCGTTGGATTGAAAAAGTCTGTTCCGATGGAATTTGTCGGGAGTTCTTTCAAGTTGATGCTCTTTTGTGGACTAAATTTGATGACGCAGTTACTATTTTTGAACGTGATGGTGGCAAACCGCAAAGCATGGAATTAGAACTTTCTTCAATCACTGGCGAAGAAAATGACGATGGCACTTTTACTCTCACAGGA